GCACGATTGTGCCAGCCGTCTTGGGCACGAACAACTCCGGTCCATTCTCGCCCACCATTGACATTTTCCCAACCGGAGGATCGCCGCCATCTGCAAAGGCGGCAACTGGCTTCCAGGGTATGTCAACCACCGGGGCAGGCGCCTGGGAGGACGATCCAAACATTCCCATGATGCCTTTTCCGCCAGTCAGCATGTCCCACAAGCCCAAGGCCTGCTTTCTAAGCTGTATCTTGAGCAAGTCCTTCAAAATGCTTTCGGTCATTTTGCTGAACGAGGTGGCACCCTTTTCAACCAATTCATCAATGGCCAAACCAATATTGCTCCAGACGGCATTATTGACATCCTCCAAGTATTTCAACTTGTCGGCCAATTCAATATTCAATTCTCCATCGCGTTTCTTTGCCTCTGCCATAGCGTTCATGGCGGCCAATGCCTCGGTGTTATCTCCGTATTGTTTTTGATTGTTCAAAATGTCTTCTTGATATTTTGCCTCTAGCTCGGCCAGTTTGACTTGGCGCTCACTCCAGCCAACCATTTTAATTTTGGCGTTGAGTTTGTCTTTTTCCTCTGAACTTGTTGTTTGAGCTTTGCGATAGTAATCAACGTCATCCATCAACCGTTGCAACTTATCTTTGCGCTCTTCATCATCAATTTTTTTACGAGCATCGCGCTCCGCTTCTGCGGCATCAATTTCTTTGACTAACCTTTTCTGCCTAAAGTCTTCCAATTTTTGCTCTGATTGCTGAACCTCCAAGGCAAGCTCTTTGAGATAGATGTCTCGACGCAACCCGGCATTGTTTTTGTCTTTGTCTTGAATGTCTCGCAAATAGCTTACCAGCAGCGCACGCTGCTTTTCTTGAGATTCAACGTGAATCTTGTTTTCTTCGTCAGAGTTATTTTTGAGATGATCGTATTTCAGAGCATCAACAGCATCTTCATATTTTTGTCGAAGACCTAGCTCATGTTTGTAACCACCGTCACCAGCGTAAATATCTATCTTCTTTTTTTGTCCTTCAAGTTTTTGTGCGTCTTGATTGGCTTTAACAATGGCGGCGACCAGCCGCTCTTTTTCAGCTTTGAGTTTGTTGTAAAATATAAATTGAGGGTCTTTTTTTCCAGATTCAGGATCAATTTCTGTTTTAGGAAATCCATCACGCTCCATTGCGTTAATTTCTTGCTGGATTTTACTTAGCTGCTCGGCCGGAGAATCTGGCTTGCCCAGATTCAATGCGGCGTTCCAGAACTCACTCCATTTCTTTTTGGTCGCGTCCAGGGCTGTATCCAAATACCCAAGCTCTGTTTTTGTTTTGTCAAAACCTTGCTTGAGTAAATCAGAGGTCAGGGTAATGGCTTCTTGTTTTTTTCCGTAACGATCCAAGGCTTCAATTTGCTTGTATTGCGCAAGCGTCAGAAAGTTATATTGATCGTTGAGTTTTTTGGCGCTTGATGCAGAGCCATCCAGCATTGGGATGAGCTTGTCTGCGGCGTCTTTGGCCGACAATCCACTCAATTCAGAAAAACGCTGAATGGTTTTGGAAACTGAATCAAAGGTTTGATTGGTAAACTGGCCCGAGCCAATCATTGCGTTCAAAATGTCTTTGGCGTCACCAATACTTGCGCGGGAGGTGTTGCTGATGGTTTGAGCCATCAACTTGAAACTGTCCGTCGTAACGCCAGAATACTGGCCGGTCAGAATCAAGGAATTGTTGAGCGCATCGAATTCTCGTCGGCCCATGACGGCCGCAGTAGCAGCAATGCCCAGAGCCGCCGCCAACGCAACCAATGCCCCGGTTGGCGAAAGAACCAGCGGCGTCAGCACCCGGAACATGTTGCCCAAGCCGCCCATCTGATCTTTCAATTGACCACCCTGCTGGATGGCGGCAATCATGATATTTTGACCGGAGGCGATCTGCGTGAAGAAGTCGGTGGTCTGGTAAGCCAAGCCCTGCTTTTGCCACGCTGTGAGGCCACCAGCGGCCTTGTGGGCGCTTGCAGCCACTCGGTCATAGGCAGCAGCCTGCGCAAGCAGTTGAGCCTTTACATCGGCTCCTGCGCCCTGGAGGCGCCCAGACTGAATTTCGCGCTCAATGATCTGGACCTTGGTCAAAGTCTTGCCATAGTCTTCCGTGGCGTTCTTGAGGCTTTGCAGTTCCGCCAGGCCGGCCTGGTTCTGGCGCTGGGTCTGGGCGGCAGCAGCCACCACTTCGGCCTCATGCTTGGCCGCCGCAGCCACTTTGTCGTAGGCGGCAGCTTGCGCCAAAAGCAAAGTTTTGTTTTCATCCGAGAACCCAGAGAATCGACCGCTGGCAATGTCGCGCTGAATGGAGGCAACTTTGGTCAATGTTTTGCCATAATCATCAGTAGCAAACTGGAGCGCTTGAATCTGCTGGACAGCCAATTGCTCTTGCTGTGCCACTATCTTGGAATTTTCAGCAATCTGGGCTTGTTTGGCTGCGGCCTCCGCCACGGCATCGTATGCAACAGCCTGCGCCATCAACTGAGTCTTCAAATCGGCAGACGCCAGACGGAAGCGGCCTGTGCTGATTTCTCGCTCAATAATCTGAACCTTGGTCAAGGTCTTGCCATAATCGTCGGTCGCATTTTTCAGCGCGACAATTTCGCCGGCCGCAGCATTGCTTTCGCGCTTGATGGCCTGCCCGAGCTTGCGGTTGTCTCCAATAGCCTTGTCAATGGACGCAGTAAACTCTGCCGTGTCCAGCCCCAGGACAACACCCAGCCGAGCGATATTATTGGATGCCATTATTTCTTCCTTCTCTTGGACAATTTGATCGCATACGCCGGAATAATCTCAGACAGCCTTTGCTTGAAAATCGACAAGACTGTTTCCGTGTTGCTGTCCAGCGCCGGGCGCAAAAATGGACGTGCCACCATTTTACTGGTTCCAAACTCATTTGCCAGAGATACTGCGCTGCGCTTGACCGACACAATGGCAATGGCCGCATCGGTGGGGTTCACAAAGCCGGATTGACGGTCTTTTTCATTGGGGATGCGAAAGTCCGTGCGGATCGTGTCGCGCATGTGGATGCCGTCGATATTTTGCTCGTCGTAGGCGGCCATTGTCCTGGCAGCTTGCTCTACTGGCGCCATCGCCTCATTGGCTGCCAGGGCCAGCGTGCGCCTGGCCACCGTGTCCGCACGAAACCCCTCGGCCAAGGCCTTCAACTGATCCTCAAACTCAGAGAAGCCCTCTAGCTGAATCGTCCTATTGTTCGGGGTGTAATCGGCCACTTCATACTTTCAAGTGCTCTTTCGATTCAGGTCTTGAAAGCATGAACGAAAGCAACTGATTTTGAACCTGCTCTTTCTTGTCCTCATCGCTCAACGGAGGGATGATGTATTCATGCGCTGATGGCAGCACATCTTTTATTGTATATGGCGATGATGTTTGACGGAGCTTTGAGTTCAAGTTGCCCGTGGTCAAGCAGCTTAACGCCAGCAAGATGGCTTTGTTGCCAATAAAGCCATCACTCAACAGGATTTCAATATTCCTGAAATCCTCGGAGTTGATTTCATCAGGACACCCACCATGCGCCAGGATATACGCCCTGGCCTGGAGGCGAATGTCCTGAATTAGTTTTTTCGCGCATCCTTGTAGCCTGGCTGAATGGCCAAGGAAATTGCATCGAGCAATTCCATTTGAACTTGCGTCGGCCATTCGGCCTCGATTTCGGCGTAAGTCAAATCGTCCAGTGTGCCTTCCGCCGGCACCAGCAACTTGACATACTCGACGATTTTGTTTTCCATCTCGGAAACCGTCTGGATCAAGTTGCGCAGCGAGCGACCATCCACGATCACGTCATTTTCTAGGCGCTCGACGCCGGCAATGTCGTTCTTCAAGAAGGGCTCGGCCATCTTGGTGTAACGTGCCTCGGCGGCCTCTTTGTCCACAATGGCGATCCGAGCCTGCATGTCTTCCAGTTCTTTGGACAGCGGCACACGAACTTTGAATTCATGCTCGCCCAGCATGAAGGTTTTGACTCGGAGGGATTGGGAATTGCCAAAGGCGGCGGTCAGTTTGCTCATGTTCTATCCTTTGATGATTTTGTTGAAAATTTCCTGATTCAGCGCCATCGCATATGCCACGACCTCTTCCGGGGTCATGTGATGCGCGTGGTGCTTTGCAATTTCGTGCGCCAGTGTAACCGCAGTCATGCGCTGCTGCAAGAAACCAAACCAGTCCTTGCGAGACTCGGCTTGCTTGGCGAGAAATCCCAGAAGGTCGCCAGTATTTTGTATTGTCGTGGGGTTTGTCATTTGAGGGTCAGTTGGTAAAGTGTACTGTCGATGGTTGAGGCAATTTCGTCGGTAATGTTTTGAAGCTCGGAGTCTTGCGGGAAACCGTCAGCAACCCGCAAGGTGGCCACTTCGTCTTTGAGGTAGGTCAGATAATCCACTGCTTCATCCGGCGGATCAAATCCAGCCACATAGGAAACACGATTGGCATACTTGCCTTGGTATGCCTCCACAAAGGTGTCAATAAGGTCGCCAATGGCCGTATAGAAGGTTTCCAGAGCCTTATGCTCGGCAAAGCTGCGCGTGGCCAAATGCAGCATATGGGCGCCGGTCACGCTATGCAGCAGGCAGGTGGCAAATTCGCTCACCGGATTGGCTTGAATTTGCTCAACACTGAATTTCATGGGATTGTTTTGTTTTGAATAGCCATGAGCATATGCTGCCCGAGCAACAGATTGGGCCTTTGCTTTAGTTGCAAATGGCCCTTTTCCGCCCCAATACCAACCATCAGGCTTTTTGGCAATCGGCACTTGCAGTCACCACCGGGTTGTATTTGGACAACAGGCGAAGCGCCACGCCCACGGCGGAATCGGGCTCGGTATCCAGCAGTGCTTCAGCCACCTCTTTGGCGTCAACCACTGAAAACCTGGCAATCAAATCCAAGTCTCCAGTGGCTGTCGTCAAAGCCAAAACCGCTTTTTCAAGCGAGCCCATTAGGTGTTGCTCCAGCCGTACTGGTTGCCACGGGGGTGGATCGTGAACATGCACTTGGCTTCTGCACCAGGTTGCGCGTCGATCTGGAACTGCGATACCCGGCCATTAAAGGCATAGGCGATGGTGGTCGAGCCGGCGGCCGCAGCCACAACAAAAGTCCGATCCACGGTGCCGCTGATGGCATCACCACGGATCAGCAGCAAACCGGCATCTGATGGATTCCAGGCTGCTGTAATCGTCATGGACGTGGGCGCCGACTGAGTGGGCACCTTGTCCGACTGGCGAGCACCGGCCACCGCGAACGAGGCGACGGCATCGTCCTGGCCGAAGGCTGGCACAGCCTCGACGTTCAGTTGCGTACCGGAAGCCCCGGTGCCATTGGCCGAAGTGCCGACGATGGTGGCGACCTGGGCCGTCCACACCGACAAATTGGCCGTGCTCAAGGGTGTTGGAGTTGCCCCGGTCTGCATCCATAGGGATGCGGCATAGCCGGGCAATACTACTGCTGGTGCTGCCATGATTCAGTCTCCTGGTTAGGCGTTGTTGCTCCACCCGTACAGATTGCCACGGGGATGGATGGTGAAAGTGCATTTTGCTTCGGCGCCGGGCTGGGCGTCGATCTGGAACTGGCTCACTCGGCCGTTGAAGGCGTAGTACACAATGTTGGAGCCATCAGTGGCTGCAATCACGAAGGTGCGATCCACTGTGCCGCTGTAGGCGTCTGCACGCAGCAGCAAGGTCACGGTGTCCGAAGGATTCCAGGCGGCCGTAATGGTCATTGAGGTTGGGGCGCTTTGCGTCGGAATTTTGTCCGACTGACGGGCGCCAGCCACTGCAAACGAAGCCACTGCATCGTCCTGGCCAAAGGCTGGGATGGCTTCAATGTTCATGAGGTTGCCAGATACCGCAATGGCGGAAACGCTGCCCACCGTGGACAACTGCGAAAGCGTCAGCGGAGTTGGGCTGGCGCTCGGTTGAGCGTACATTGAGGCGCTGAAACCGGGAAGAATTTTATTGGGCAAAGCCATTTTGCAGTTCCTTCAAAAAGTGGTTGGTGGCGTCTTATGTTGGGATGTCGAGCGTGCAATCCATAAACACTTGCGCCAACTTTTGCTCGTTGTCGTATGAATTGTAAAGCCAATGCACATCGGCTTTGGAAATTTGGAATCCGTCAGTTGCTCCGCCGAACAATCCCGCATATCCGTGCAATGATTGTAGTATCTGGTTGGATATTGTAAACCCATCCTCAATCACTTGCGTGAAAACAGAAATCTGGAAGGTCGGCCGGTCAATACCCTTGTTCGCTTGGTTGGCCCCGGTATATACCGGCTGGTGGACATTGCGCAGCATCCAAGTGATGAATTTTGGCTGCGTCGCAAAGTTGCGGTTGAAAGAGGCGTACACCGGCACGGGCGTAACGATGCTGGCCAGTTGATACTGAATGGCCTTGGAATACTGGACGGGATTTTGCTGGGTTGCCATTAAACCGCCGCCACTGGATCATTTCGGACGCAGAACAAAAGCGCGTTCATGCGGTCATCCGATTCGCGCACATTGTCGATTCGCCAATCAAATCCGCGCCAGGTGATTGAATAGGCATTTTGATTGTCGATGATGGTTTTCAAGTTCGGCGTGTAGTTCAAGGTGAACTCCACCACATCCGAGTAAACCCGGTATTTGTCCGTAATCTTGACATGATTGGCAACGGAGTGAACCCTTGCCCTGGTCGTAAACCAAAGGCTTTGGGTGGTGGTCTGTTCGCCAAAAGCAGACTGCCCAAACGTCAGGTTATTGACGCCGATATTTTCAAAGCGAGCAATCGCCATTTACATCACCAGCGGCTTGTATGGCCGCAGCAAAGCCGCCACGCCAAACGGAATATCGTGCAATCGTTTGTCCGTCGTGTTGCTGCGATTGTTGTAAAGATGCGTCAGCAGCAAGAGCCCCGCCTGTTTGATGACAGGGTAGGCCGCCAACGGATTGGCCACCGTAGCGTAATCCAAGACAATCGGCGCTGTCATGGTTGAGTTGACGCTTGTCGGCAAACTCAAAACAATCAGCTTATTGCCGGAAACATCGTAGTAATACTGCGATGAGTCCACCGTGACGGAAACCGCTGGAAAGGCATCAGTCCAGTATTTCAGCGACGTAATCGTCACCCCGGCCAGCGCAGAATTCGCGTTCTGGCTGACCTCCGGCAAATCGAGGCTCAACGGAGAGGCGGCAAGGCTCTCTATGCCGTACCAAACGCGATAGGACACCGGGAAGATGGAAAGCCCCAAGAAGTCCTCAATCGCCTGTCTGACGGCCAATTCAAGGCTTGCCAGATAGGTACTTTGGCTGGTGTCACCAAACAGATTCAACTGATTGGTGATTTCAGTCTGGGTCAGCCAGGCGGTCGTATTGTCGCGCCCGATCTGCTCAACCTTGGAATAGTTGAACGGATTGCGGGTGGTTGCCCCGAAGGGCAAACCTGCAAGCATGGCGTCTGCCGTCATGGATTAAGTCTCGATCAACCGGACGCCGGCAAAGGGGTCGCGCACAGTGCTGACCATGCGCTTTTCGGCGTACAGCGTAATAAACCCTGGCGCAGTTTCTTCCATCGCCTGAATTGACATTTCTTCCACGTCGGCAATGGTCATGAACTGCGGCCAATTGGCCAGGTACACAGGGAAATTACCGGCAGTGCCTGTGGCGTCGAGGTAAGGGTTGGGGATGACAGGGAACCCCATAATGTTGACTGCCGGGCCTTCGCCAAGCTCGCCAGTTTCCACCAGCGAGTATGGCCCGGTTGTTCCGTTGTGCGCGTATTTGCGCAGCGCCGTAATGTAGCTGGGATGCATGTGCCAAGCAGTGCCCGGCAAATTCCAGTATTGAGGCGGCAAGGCGCCAGCCATATCCATCAAAGTTTCCAAATCCGCCGACGCGCTGGAGTGGCCTACCGTGCGTAAAGTGTGCAGGCCATTGGTGATGGCTGTGCCCGACGAACCATAGGCTGCTGCCGAGCCGCTGGTGCCGGCATAGTAGTTGAGGCCGCGCAAACCGTCTGTTGCGCCGGTAGCCGTAGTCGTGCTGCCGGCCTGGTCGCTGTTGGAAGCCATTGAAGCTGCTTCGATGGCAGCAAACTCAAGCATCAGGTCTTCAACGATGGTTTCGTTGAGGTAATTGACGTCCGACATCACCGCAGTGCGAATCGGCAGTTGAGCCGTAATTACGCGAGTCGGCAGTTGCCAAATCGTCGTGTTGGTGTTGGGAGTACCGCTGTTTGCGTTGATCGCGTAGCCCCAAGGGTTTGTCTGGTTGGCTGCGTTGCCGGTCTTGGCCACAAACATGGCGCTGGAGCCGGCCACCTTAACTTGCCGAGCACCCATTCGGAATGGGTTGGCGTAGCGCAGGGCTGCAAATGCGTCATCGAAATACGTCCGGCCACCTTGACCATTGCCGCTGCCTGTCAGACCCGCAGCCTCGCTCAAATCAAGATTGATTCGCTCGCCGGTTTCCAGCGTGAGCTTGATGCCATCCAAGATTTTTTCGGTAATGGTTTTCATTGGTGAGTCCAGAAAATTGAAGAATTGGGGGAAGCCGAAGCCTCCCCCAAAACGGCCTTTTTAGGCGTTGGCAGTGCCAGTCGAGCGATAGCGGATCAGTGCGTTGGGATCGCGCACCGACGTGGCCAGCCGCTTCTCGCCGTAGAACGTGATGTAGCCAGGCAAGGTCTGGTCATACCGACGCATCACCATGTTCAGCCGGTCGATGATGGTATGGCCGCGAGTCCAGTCACCGAAATACATCGGGTACTTGCTCACAGTACCAGCGGCGCCGGTAGCCAATTGGCTGGGGGCGTCGAGGTACTTGTTCATGACCACATCAAAGCCCAGCAGTTGACCAATGATACCGTCCGGGTTCAACGACTCCATTGAGTTGAAGATCGGGCGGCCATTGGTGTCTTGCAGGCCACGGATGGCTTGGGCCAGGATCGGATTCACCATGAACTTGGCGCCGGCAGTCCAATACTGTTGCGGCAGAGCGTAGATGGTGTTGATAACGTCTTTGTAGACGATTGCATTGGCACCCACGGTGTTGGCATTGGAAGTCAACTGGTCGTAGGTGGCCAGGCTGTGCAGGCCGGTGGTAGAACCCGTGCCCGAGGTGCCGAAAGCAGCCGTCGAGGTCGTGCCGCCAGCGTAAGTGCTGTTGGCGCCAGGGTACTGGTTCAGACCGCGCAGACCATCAGCACCGCCGGTCGTTACGGTCGAGCCCGTACCGCTTTGGTCGTCGTTGGAAATCATGGACTGAGCTTCAGCCTGGGCGAACTCCATCAGCATGTCGTCAACCACGTTGGCTTCCAGGCCGTCGATGTCGTCCAGAGCCGCAGTACGGATCGGGAACTGCACATTGATGTCTTTCAACACCAGTTGCCAGATCGCAGTGTTCTCGGTGGTGGGCGTGCCGTTGTTCTGCACTCCGTAACCCCACTGAGCACCAGCGTTGCCGGTCTTCACACGGAACTGATAGCTGGAGCCATCAGTGGCGACGGTGCGAGACATGCCGCGCAGTTGGTTGGCCAGACGCAGAGCGACAAACACCGGATCGTAACCCGTGCGACCGCCTTTGCCATCGCCGCCAGCGGTAAGGGCACTGGCCTCACGCATGTAGGCATCGTATTGGCCCTGGTCCTCAAACATCTTGAGTTCTTTTTCGCCCTGGCGAGCACTTTTGTAGTAGCTGGCCAGTTGCTCGCGCACAGCCCGATTCACATCGGTGCGGACGCTTTTGGCAACCCGGATGATGGACGGAGCTTGCACCGAAGCGACTTTGGCTTCCAGGGCGGCAATTTTTGCTTCCAATTCGACGCGAGCGGCGTCAACGGCAGCGGGGATTTTGGCTTCCACGGCCTGCACAGCTTCTTGCTGCTTGGCGTCAATGGCGTCCAATTTATCGAGAATCACTTGAGACATGGTGTTACCTTTTCAGTCGTTTATCAAGAATTTGCAGCAGTTCGCGCTGCTCAAGAGCCGCGAAAATAGCTGCGTTGGCGGTCGCTTCCGCATCAGCATCACGCTGGGGCGTCGCAGGTTCAATCGGAGCTTTGGCAGCATCACGCTGTTCAAGCACTTTCTTGAACGTTGATGCGGCAGCGACCGCATCACTCTTGGAGAGCCCGGCATCACGCAGGGCTTGCTCCATGATCTTCAAATCGGCCGATCCATCGGGCCGAAAGTATTCCAGGCGGCTGACATTGGCCTCCGGGTTGTTCGGGTACATCACCACCGACACTTCGCGCAGGCCGCCTTTGGTGATCTGGAAATATGCCTCGTCGGACTGGTCAGGTTCGCCTTCTGCGTTGACCATTTGGTAGTCTTCGGCATAAGCACCCACCGACACGCCGCCAAACATGCTCGGCGACTCCTTCATGATGGTGTGCATGTCTTTGCCAGCCGCCGTATTCATGAAAATGCGACCTTCGGCAGTCATGCCCGAAGCGGTCATTTCAAACGAAGTCCATTCACCCACCGGCATCGCGTCCGACTGATGATTCATGAACATTGGCAGCGGTTTGCCGGCCTTGGAGAAAGCCTCGGCCCAATCCATGAAGCCCTCGGGCTGATAATTGAACCGGCGACCGTCAGCACCCTCCCGAGCACCCCAGGTGGTCACGGTCGCTTCAATTTTTCCGGTCTGTCCTTTGGCCTCCGGCACAAGCCGGGCCTCGCACAGCATCGTAAAATTTTTGGGTGTCATTGATTACTCCATCAACTTTGGTTTTGTCAATGTCCTGTATTTTGATGCATTTTTTCGCAGCACACAAAATCTGCTGTGCAAAAAGTTGCTTGATTGTATCGGCAAAAATCATTATTTGCCGATATTCATTTTTCTGGTTTGGCTGCCGCCTCCGCCGCCAGTATCTTGGGGGCTGGTTCCGGGTATGGTATCAGTTTTTGCGGAGGGGTTGAGCAAATCGTCACCGCCGTCAATGTTGGGCATGTTCATGTATTGCCGAGCCTCGTTGGGAGTCATGATACTTGCGCCCACGCCGGCCACCGCAAAATTCATCTGATCCAGAGGGGCGCCTTTCAAAAAGTCCCTTGTGTCAAACTCGATTTTGAGGTTTGGATAACCTGGGAACAATTGCAGCTTGAGTTTTTGCTGAATGTTGACTGTTGTGGGGTAGATTGTTGACTTGTAAAACTCATCAATAATAGTCTGAGTGTTGTTGTATTTTTGATCTTGAATCCCGATCAATGCAGGAGGTACGCCAAACAAACCGCAAATTCGCTTCATGGTTTGAACTTTGAGGTTGTGCGCGTCGGCATCTTGCAGCGTCAGCATCCTCAGTGGCTCGTATTTCATGCCTTGGTCCAGCAGCATACCTTGCCCTGGCTTGCTTGGATCAGCCTGCCGGCTGCCGGTCATGCTCGACCAGGCTTCTTTCAGACGTGCAGCAATCTCCTTGAATTTGCCATCCGGGATGACTTGCTCGGTAGTGAACATGCCAGAGGGCTTGGCGCCGTTCTGCATGACATAGTTAGCATACAGGTCGATGTCCTGATCCAGGCTGACCAATTCGGCGGCTAGGATGCCCTTGTTGAAGCCGGCCGAGCCCTGCCATGCCATATCTTTGACGTGCATGACCTGATGGGCGTTCAGAGGCTCGTCGCGGCTGAAACCATAGGACGGCGTGGATAACCGATAGCTTGGATAGCGTGTCGGGGTAATCGTGACAGCAATCAAGGTACTGTCCAGGATATACATTTCCAGCGGGGTTTCCAGGGAGTTATCCTGGTTCTCGCGCCACCACAAAGTTATCGCCTCGCCCGACAACTCGTACCACATGATCCATTGATACCAGAACTCATAGGCGCTCTGGAAGCGATTAGGATTGGCCAGGAGCGATGCAACTTGCTTGGCCTTGGCCTTGTCTCTCTTGCCCACATTTTCGTCTTTGCAGGCATCTACATAGGTGC